GAAAAACTTATGTGCGAAGAAGAAGGCAATTTTATATCTTTTTAGAAAAGTTACATTCCAGCATCGCCGAACTAGAGGACAAGGCACAGAGGTATGATGCGCTGTGCGGGTGAGATGTTATTATGGTTGGAATAGATCACGGTTCCGACACTGTATCGGAAGAGGAGTGAAGGTTATGATATATACAGGCCCAACTAAAGTAATTATAATAAAGCGTTGTTTTGAGTGTGTGTATGTTAATTCCAATGAAGGACACGTAGCTTGTGAGATGTTTATGTATGGTGGGGGGTATAGAATTGTACGCTCCGATCCATACATACCTGAATGGTGTCCGTTAGATGACTGGAAGGAAACCACATGATAAAAGTAAAATGGATACGTGAACACAAAGAGGGGTGTATTGCTATCGAAAAAGTGAATGCGAGTAAACTATCATCACCGTGGTATTTTAATCCACTAGCGCATAGCGACAGACTGTATGCCTCTTGCTGGGACAACTCGTGCAAAGCGAGAATACGAATAGACATATATGACTTGTTAGAATTACTCCCCACAACAAAGGAGGAGGAAATTGATAAAGTGTGACGGGTTTCAATCACCAAACTATACACAAATACCCAATGATTTATTTGATCTTATTCACGATATGACAGAGGCCGAACTAAAGTGCGTATTAGCGATATGTAGGATTACCTATGGATACCAACGAGGCAAAGCTAGGGCCAGTTACACAACCCTACAAAAAGACACTGGATTATCCAGGCAAGCCGTATTCAATGGCATGTCTAGGGCAGTAGAGCGTGGCATTGTGGGCAAAACCACTGGCAAAGGCGTGACAATTTGGGATGTAAACGAAATAGACCAGTCGGCTACGGTAGTAAACGAGATAGAACGAAGTAGTATACCTAATAGAACGCCATCTATTAAAGAAAAGAAAAAGAAAAAAGAGAGCAATCCCTTTTTGAAACATCCTGCTATAAAAGCATATAGAAACGGTGCACATTTACAGATAGCTGCTCAATGGAGAAAAGAGGTTGCTGGTATTGTGGGGGAAGATTCTAAGGATGTTGATACGTGGGGTGAGCTTGTACATAATTGGGTTGGTAGTGGATGGAACCCTAAAAACGTAAAAGGCATGTTGGATAAATATAAAAAAGAAAAAGGTGGTACACATCGTGGATACACCCCTTCCTAATTCAATTCCCCACAGTCGAGAAGCCGAAGAAGCGTTAATCGGGTCAGTGCTTATTGATCCGATACAGTATCGGATGGTAAACGTGGATGCTGACGACTTTTATATTCATAGAAATAAATGGATTTGGGAATCGTTTGGCACATTAGTTGACAGGGACATTGATTTTATCACAGTATCAGATGTATTAGAACAAGCTGGCAAGCTGGGAGAAGTGGGTGGGCCTGCATATCTCACATCGTTACTAAACAGCGTCCCCACCGCTATGCACGCTCAGTCTTATGCAGATATAATTACGTTTCAGGCAGAGCAACGCAGACACCTAATAACAGCTAATGAGTTGGCTAAACAAGCATATTCTAAAGATGGTGTTAAGGTTAGCGGAATTGTAAGACAGCTAACTGGTGATATTCATGTAACTGGGGGGGCGGTTGTTGTCAAAGAGATTATTGGAGAACCAGAAGAGTACCTAAAGAAATTACAGGAGGATGATCGCATTCCCTCACCCTGGGACAGATTCAACCGGATAGCGGGGGGGGTTGCTAGAACGCAGTCTACCTTGTTAGTCGGAAAGCCAGGAGTGGGGAAGAGTGTTTTTATTGGTGCTTATGGATTAAAGGCCGCAATGGACGGGTTCCAGGTAGATATTTACGAAGTTGAAATGACAGAAAATGATTTGATTGTTAGGTGGGTTTCTGATTTAGCGGGAGTTGCAACGGAGAAAATAAAGTATGATGACGTACTTATGACTCAAGAGGAAGAGGACAGGGTATTAAGAAAGTTGGCATATATCAACACCCTAAATATTAGAATAGCCAGTGGAGTATGGAGTTCGGCTGCGATTGTGGCAGACCTGATGAAGAAAAGCTATGAGAAACCGTCAGACCTTGTGATAATAGATAGCCTCGGTCAACTCAGAGAAAATGATGAGAATAAATGGGACAAGGTGGAAACATCTTCGTTGACGCTAAAACAGGCTGCACTAGAGAATAACTTTGCCTTATTATGTGTGGCTACGATGGTAAAAAGCGGGTCAATTCGAGGGACTAGGGAAGTAGAGCATATTTGTGATTATTGGTACTCGTTTGAAAAGCCGGAAGGTGCGGTAAAACCAGACGACCCAGGATGGTTCACTAGAGAAATATATCCTGGTAAACAACGGCACGGCGGTAAAGCGTCATTCTGTGAATTACGGATGGCATCAGATTTGCCGAGATTGAAAGAAGTCACTAACCAAGAATCACCAGACAGACATTACGATAAGTAGAGGAGTAAGGATATGAGCAAGATAAAAATAAATGTTATAAGCACAAATGATAAGATATTTATGCAGATAAAGGGATCATCTTCCAACTGGGGGTCTGGTTTGAATGGCTATTTGTTTGACGGGCTAACTCCCGATGAGACATTTAACAAAAGTTGGGTTTCTGTAAAGGAGTGTCCTAAAGTTATTGAGAAGTTAGTCCCAGACACTATAACTAACCGAGCATACGTTTTAAAGAATGATGAATTTAAATCCCCTGATATCCCACTAGAGATTCTTTACGATGACGCATTCGATATTGATGGTGACCCGGTGGGGGCTTATAAAGAGTATGGTTCCTTATATGAATTAATAAAGAATACGTCTCCTAATTCACCGACAAAAATAGAGTTTGAATTAAATGTAATTAGAAAGGTTGATACTATTACTGAGCCGACAGGGTTTACTTATCCCGTTCCCAAAAAATGGGATGATGACACAGACATGACATGGAAAAGCAACAATGCTATATTTTTACCTGAAAGCACAATAATGATTCCAGATGTTCTTATTCACGAAACCCAGGCGACAATATCATCTGATGACTTATATAAAGTAACTAGGAGGCACATTAAAGATAACATTGATAGAGACTTTGCTATAATTACATCCGACTACGATTTTTGCTTTACCGTTGAAAAAAGGATTACTTTGGCCAAAGAAGAAAAATACTATGTTTCACAAAGAACGCCATCAGGTAAAGTGTCCAAGAAAAAACCAATTACAAAATATAGAAAGTACAGAAGACTACCGGTATTTAAGATGACACCAAAATCAAGGACTTATGAGAGCTACCCTGTTATCCAGCCAATTATTGGAAAGAACCTTGATGACCTTAGAATAAAAATAGATACGTTTCTTGAAAAGGTTATATCGGTAATAAATAAGCCACTTGTTGATTGTCAGCAATGTAAAGGGACTGGCATTGAGCAAACAAATACGGTTAATGGTCTATGCTAAAAACAGCTAAATCCCTCGGCGGTATCCTCACGGAAACGAACCCCGAAGATAACCAGATCACTTATTGTTGTGAGGAGTATTACTCACTACTAACTGAATCTAATGGATTTGTGGATGCGGGAGATTATGAATGGATTGAACGATACCAGCAGTTACGCAGAGAGATAGCTGGACACGACTGTAAGATAGCGTCTGGGTTATTGAAGGCGGCAAAGGGGAATGAGAAGGTTATTAACTTTATTCGGAGTGAGTTGTTCTAGTGGCTAAATTGAAAACGTGTTCCAGTTGCAAAGAAGAGAAACCTCTAAACGAATTTCATAAACAGGCTGCGTCACCAGATGGACATGGGTACAGGTGTAAAGAATGCGCCAGAGAATACCAAAAAATATACCACAAAAAGAATAAAGAAAAGCACAACGAAGCCGGTAAAATATGGCGAGAAAACCATAGAGAAGAAATCAGCGAATACGGCAAAACATACCGAGAAAATAATCCGGAGAAGTGTGCAGAAAAGAGTAATCGCCGTAGAGCGTTAAAAATGAACGCCAACATAATAGAAAACATCGACAGACTATTTGTGTACGAAAGAGACGGAGGCAGATGCCACATGTGTAAAAGAAAAGTAAATCGTAAAAACTGGCATCTTGACCATATAGTTCCGTTATCGAAAGGCGGAGACCATAGCTATAAGAATGTTGCGGTATCATGCCTGTATTGTAATTTGTCAAAGGGTAACACTGGTTCATCTCAACTGCGGATGTGGGGGCAACAATGAAATGTACAGACTGTAATAAGATTATAACGGAACATGAGGAAGGAATGTGTCCAGCTTGTTACCAGGAATGGCTTAGTAGAGAAAAAGAATGGGTGAGGCGTTATAAAGAAATTGACGCAGAATTCGCAGAAACGATAAGGAGTGAGAATGAATCCGAGAATAGCTAAGGCAGACGCTAACCAGCCGGAGATAGTTGAGGCGTTCAGAGCCAGAGGAGCGACCGTAGCACACACCCATACAGTAGGTAAAGGCATGGTAGATATTGTGGTGGGGTATAAAAGCATCAATCTTCTAGTCGAGATAAAGGACGGTAGTAAGCCCCCGTCTAAGCGTAAACTAACCACTGATGAGCAGGAATTTCACGACACTTGGAGAGGTACTGTTAATGTGGTAAAATGTATTGAGGAAGTATTTGAGATATTAGATTGGATTGATAGGGATGAGTGGCCTATTTGTTAAAGGAGGAGTTATGATCGGAAAAATACAAGAAACTGTTAATTACGATATGAGTATGGATGAGCCTTATTTGGTAGTAGAGTATATCTTTAGGTGTGCAGACTGTCTACACAATATAATGAATTATTGCGATCGGGAATATAAAGTAGTCCCCGCGCTGCATACTATACCCAGTTGGTGTACATTAGCTGATGCTCCAAAGGAGAAGTTATGAATAAGATAGTTGATTATATGGTTATGGGAGAGGAGTTTTTGGGTGATATGGAAAAGAGAGTTACTCTTATCCTCCATGCGTGGCAGCCGTTGGGGGGAGTTTTTTGTGAGCAGGGTTTATGGTATCAAGTAATGGTGAAATATGAATCCGACACAGTATCGGAAGAGGAGAAGTGATATGAGAAAAGGTGAATTAATAAGAGAAAATAAACTTTTGAAAGTATATCTACGGAAAACGATAAAAGAGTTTGGAAATTTACACAATCTACTAGATGCAATCCTAATACATATGGTAGCCGATAAGGAAATGAATATTGACATCATAGAAAAAAAAATAGCAGACCACTTGTTTATTATAGATGAATTAATGAATCCTAAGTGGGAGGACTTAAATGAATGACCAAGAACTGAACAGGAAGCTGGCTGAGTATATGGGGTATGAGGTAAAAGTAAGTAAATATCCAAACGGTAATAATTGTTATGAGTATTATGACGAGGGGTGTTGGCTTATTGACTGGCAACCAGGCGTAGACCCCGTCCACGCCGATATGGTGGTGGATGTAATTCTTAAAAGTGGGGTTGGGTATAAGATAAAAATGGCTGGTGATTTTTACTGTGGGTATCGTTATTTTTTGTTTAGGGATAATGAATTGCTAGTAGCGACAGAAAGCACAACCCGCCTCGAAGCGTTGAGGCCAATACTTGAATATGTGGTGGAACATGGGTAAGATAATCCTCGATTTGTGCGGTGGGACAGGGGCGTGGTCTAAGCCGTATAAAGATGCTGGTTATGACGTAAGGGTAATTACCCTGCCTGAGCATGATGTGCATGAGTACATATTAGATTGCCAGCCCTACGGAATATTAGCTGCCCCGCCGTGTGATATGTTTTCGTATGCCAGATTAACGCCTTCAACACCTAGAGATTTGAGGGGGGCGATGAGGGTGGTATCTCGTTGTTTAGAAATCATATGGGAATCTCAATATAATATAAAAACAACAATATCGAAAAGAACCCCGCTAAAGTTTTGGGCAATAGAAAACTCTAACGGAATGTTAAAATATTTTTTAGGATTATCGGCATTTGTTTTCCATCCATACGAATTTGGAGACCCGTATAAAAAAAGTACAAATCTTTGGGGATGGTTTTGTAATCCTGTAAAGAGTCCCGTAATGCCAGATAAAATAAATATTAGCAAACTAGGAACAACTGAACTCCAAAAATATCATGGGAATATTCCTCGTGAATATAAGATAAAGGGAAGGAAAGATAAAATATTAAGAGCAATTACTCCCCCTGGATTTGCAAAGGCATTTTTTGAGGCTAACCAATAAGTATGTGGTAGGAGGTAGTGATTGAACGATAAAAACATAAACAGAGTTATTACATCCATGAGAGCCGGTGATAGCAACAGGTGGGTTGCTGCCCTAGCCGCTAGACGTATTGACGGGGCCGGTACTCAATACCTAGCTAAGAAGTTGTCCAGGTCAGTAGACGTTATCGAGAATTTGCGGATCGCTGGTGATCTGTACGTGGAGTTGCGGGAGTGGTGTGGCTGGAAGAGTACCGGTTCCGATACGTATCGGAAGATGCTGCATACCGCCAGGCGGGATTTATCCATTTCGCACTTTGTAAGAATAGGTAGACTTTCCAATAAATATTTGATGGGAACTAGTGATAAATTTAATTATCTGACAGAAGCGTCCATTTTTGGTTATACCGTCCGAGACCTAGAATACGCTATCACCATTGAACACCAAGACATTCCAGAGTATGCGTTCCTTATCTTCGCACAGCGGATGGTAAAAAATGCCGAGAAGTTGCTAGGCTCGCTGGACCCTCCGGAAGATATACGGACGGCTGCAAAGGAATTTATTAAGCAGGTGGAAGAGTGGGAACGATCTAAGGATGACATTATTCAGGAAGATGCGTTGCAAGAGTTAGTGAAGGTGTAAGTATGAGTAAAAAATACCCACAAATACAAGCAGGGCAGAAGGTTGATTTGGATTGGCGCAAAGATGACTATAAGATAGCTTGTTGTGATTGTAATTTGGTTCATAGATTTAGGTATACAGTAGTTGGTGATAAGTTGCGGATACGGGCGTGGAGAGATAATCGAAGCACTGCTGCATTAAGACGTTGGCGAAGGTGTGAATATGAGAAGAATGCGTAAGAGGAAGTTGAAGTTGTTTAGTAGAAGTCCCTTTTGTCATTGGTGTGGGATAGAAACGATTGTATGGAAACCAAAGAGACACGCAAGGATACCTGATAATGCGGCGACCGTAGATCATTTGTATACTCGATTTGATTGGATGAAGGGGAAAACAGAGCCTGGGGTGGAGGCTACTGTGTTATCTTGTAATAAGTGTAATTTTGAGCGTGGGGCAGCACGGCAGCTAACAGAGGGGATATACGAATTGCGAAGGCGTTCTGGTAGATTTCCTAGAATAGAAGTAAATTCCCCCTAGATTGAGTTATCTTGTTTTGTATCCATAAAGCCTAAAGAATAAATCAGTGTTAACTATCAGTTTCATACAACCCCTCTAGGAATTTTATCTCAGCTTTGATGTGTTTCGTTTTGAATGAGCCGTCTTCGTTGCGGTCTCCCAAAAGGTCGCTGTATGGCGTTCCATCGCAACGGGTTTCCTGTGTTTTTTTATAGATTGGACATGCGCAACAACCTGGATGAATAAAACATAGCGCACAAGTATTACTGCCGTCAGCACGCACATACTTTCGTTTCTTCTTCATATCCCTAATAAAATACCACTTCTCTAGGGACAACTTTAGTGCCTCTTTATCCGTTATGTTATCGGGGAAGGGTTTATTGAGTCCTACTACGCCATCTACTAATTTGAATCTATTCATTATTATCTCCTGTTTCCGACACAGTGTCTGGAGGTTCGGGTAATTTCATCCAGTGAGATGCGTTCACAATTTCATAGTTAGTCTCTCTCCAAACCTCCTCGTCAAAATCATAAAACCCTATGGTGACAGGTAAATAACTATCATTCCATGGTTTGTGATTATAAAAAATAACCATCACGCTTTTAATTCTGTATTTTGTATCTTTGCTTTTAGGGGGCAACCTATCATTTACATCAATCCATTCGTTCATTTTATTCTCCTGTCCAGTCACAGTTAGTGCAACAGAATTCGACCGGCTGTACGCTATACGGTATTTCGTACTCTAGTTTATGGTAACACTCTGGACATATGTCGAGAGCTTGTATGAGATTAAGGAACCTAACCTCCTGCTCTTTAACTTTATTCTCAAGTTCTTTCACATCTTTTTGCAATCTAATAGTTTCTTGTGGTACATATCCTTGACAACTTTCGCAGGTCATGTCATCCTCCATTCGTTAGCGGCAGCAGCTAGGCTATCGTATTCGTCTAACAACTCATTAAGTTGCGGGATCACTATATTGTTATAGTATTCAGTGGGGTATTCCATAGCTAAAAAACGTTTATGTGCATTGAGTAGAGCGTCTTGACGTTTAGCGTGGGGGTTGTAACTTGGTTGGGTAAGCATCACTTATCTCCTATCGCATTTTTGATAATGTCTAGCAGGGGGAAATCAGCACTCCACGCAGTCCTCGCAGCACTCCACGCAGCACTCCACGCAACCCTCTCCGCAGCACTACTCGCAGCAGCACTCTCCGCAGAATTCGTCGCAGCAGCACTCTCCGCAGCCCATGCAGCACTCCTCGCAGCCCATGCAACACTCCTCGCAGCGTTACTCGCACTCCTCGCAGCGTTACTCGCCGATCTATCTGTACCGGACAGCCAGTTGTTGGTCCAGTCCACAAAATATTGGTTGTCATAAACGAGTAGTGCGCAATTTATAGCAATTGTCACTAGCTCATCGGGGGTAAATGTGGGTAACCCAATCTCTTTTTTGAGTATAGTAGACTCTACGCCCAACTTTAGTTGACCGTATTTTTTGTGGTTCCCCTTCCATTTACACTCAAATAGTTTTGGATTTTTAATTCGGGCATGAACAGGATTCATAAAGACAGCGATTAGTGGGTGTTCATAAGCGTGAAGCCAGCCGTCACTACATAGACTTTTATCGGGGTCGTGGTTGGGAGCGGTGATCCATCTATTCTTTTTGTATTGAAAGCCGTTATGTGTTCTCAAATTCTGATCTGTAAGTTTGTAAATAAGCATCGTTATACTCCTTTGTTATTCTACTGAATTTGGGTACTTATTTTACGTTAAATATTTCATTACATTTGTGGCAAGTAACAGTGTCTTTAATAAAACCTATTCGGAAGTTATTGTGTCCGTTAGGGCAATACCAGTGGTACGCTTTATTTATTTCCACATCTGACAACTCCGGCTTCAATATCTTATCAATGTAATCTTCGTAGGAGGTAAACAGGTTCCAGTCTATTTTACAATGAGAACAAAACGAGTTAGTTAGACTGTTATAGTATTCATAGCCTAGAGCTTGCTTGCACGCCGGACATATCCAATGGTGCAACTTATCCATATCAATAACCTTAAGCTCATAATTCTTATCGATATGTTTTAGTTTTCCGTCAGCGGTGAATACGCAGATGATTTTCTTGTCAGTCATAACGCTTTTGTCCCTTCCTCTATTTCTTTTAATAGGGGGCTATTTGGTGAACATTTTTCTAAAAGGAATTCTGATCCCTCTCGTGCCCATGTCAAATAAGCGTCTACCTCTTCAGGGAAAGCCAGTCGCAACTTTTCTGTATTGTTGGAATCTGCCCTGGAAATTGCTTGAAATAGATGGGTGAAAAAATCTCCCGTCATTCTAAACTGAAAATCCAAGTAACGATCATATCCGTTCTTCATGTCTTGCTCCTCTCGTTCCGATGTGTGGATGATTTGTTTGTTTGCGTTCATATCATTTCTTCCAAATAAGCTAGTGTTATTTCTACCTGTTTCTCTCGCCCAGCACTCCTCGCACTATTCGCAGCACTCCACGCAGCACTACTCGCAGCAGCACTCTCCGCAGTCCTCCACTCAGCACTCCACGCAGCACTCGCGGCACTCCACGCACTCTCCGCAACACTCCACGCAGCACTCGCGGCACTCGCGGCACTCGCAGCACTACTCGCAGCATTACTCGCAGCAGCCTCAGCATTCTTTAATTCATCGTCCGACAATTCCCCTCGCAGCCAGGCACGTTTTGCTTGAATGGCTTTCCTGGGACGGTCATCATTAGGATATTCATTTTCGTAGATATACAATACACTTTCTGCGTATCTACACGATAACTCGTGTAAATCATTTTCAGATATTAATTCAGGCCGTAATACTGTCCATAATTTATCTTCTGCCGGAATATCTAATTTCAGAATATCTATAGCCATCAGATATTTCTTGCGACCGAATAACTTTTTAACTCTCTGTGCGGGATAATTATCTTCGCACGGTTTCCAACCCATCACCTGCTTATACGTTACTCTTAGTTTAGTCATTTAATTCTCCTATTTCCGACACTGTATCGGAAGTTAGTTAAACACATTCCAAAATAGTTTAATAATCGGTCTACCTACTACAAGGTACACAATGATACCCATAACGATATTTACAAACTCAGTGGGGTGTGAGAGTATCCAGGTCATCATTCATCCTTTCACTAATTGACACATGCAACCCCCTAGAGCATCTATCAACTAGATCGTATCTTATTGCAAAGGCGGTTGAGTTGGTCTAGTATATTCTCTGTGCTACTATCTCCAAACCCCATATCTTTCAGGTCAATCATTTTATCAATGGCAATTTCTACTTTTTTCTCAGCTCTATCTTTTTCTCTTTGTGTGTGATTCATCTCTACCTCCATTTGTCTAGTTACTCCTATTATACAACATCTCAGCATGTTTAAGTCGAACGCCTGTTCTGACTTTTCTGGATTGATACACTCATACACTAATAAAAATAGTACAACTCCTTATTTTCGTTTTGTGATCCGGTAATACCATGAACTTGGTATTTACTACACATAAAACAAACTGGCATCCGACACTGTACCGGAACCGTATATAATCTTATGTAATTACAACAGATGGGATAAAAAAAGCCCCTAACAAGTAGGGGCAATGGGGACCGTAGTGCGTTTAGTTATTCTTGTGGCTTATCGTATTCCACGGGTTGGAATTTATTATCGAAGCCATCTTTATTTGCCAGCTTGGGCATAACCACTGCATAAAAGTCATCATCCTGGATTGTACCCTTGATTACAATAGGCATACTTGGCTGAGATTGCCTAATATATAATGTTGATCCCTTGTCGGCATACTTGCAGATATCCAATAGGAAGGCAGGGTCCATCGCTATAATATTACCAGAATCGCCCGTTGGGCATCCTTGCTTATACTCTGGGTAGGTAGCATATTCATACATCGACGTATCAAGGATGTTTTCGCCTGCCCGCACCTTGCCAGTTTCAACCATACCTTGTAGATGGTCAAACTCAGGGGAGATGGATTCTACAATATGGAGCCTGAATCCATCACAGCCGGCTACTTGGCCATTAACGTTGACTGTTTGTAGTGCTGGCCTGGAATTGTCTTTGCTTGTTGCCGATTTTATGAATTGCAACTTCCTAGACTGTACCTTATTAAGCTTAATCATTTTATCCTCCATTTATATAGTTGACACAGGCAAAGCGCCTACAGGGGTAAGCACCTTGCGCCCTATCAACTAACAACCATAACCATCTAATGTCCAGTGGGGCATAGTAACTTTATATATTCTCTTCGCTGAGGGGTGAGTTATCAATAACCAGGATGCTTCTTCTGCGCTTGCTGCACAAGGCAAAAGACTCCGAAAGAAACCACACTCAGTTAGTATCCAAGTATACCCAGACTCGGCATGAAATAAAAACTCCACACTAGCACGCTCACCAAAGCAACCATCGGGGCAAGTGCCTTTACCAAGTGAAACAGTGTGATCTTTTATATTCTCATAGGTCAACTTACAGGAGTACGCTATATTGCTTTCAAATAGATTCAATAAACTCATTTCATTCTCCAATTCAATAGTTTACAATTTCAAGTGTATACCCAGACTTGGCATTACCAGATAACGTAAATACTTTTTAATATGTTTTGTATTTCTCTTTTTATTGTTTCTACGTCGTTTTGTGCTAGTGAGACTATGGTTTTGATAATGGTTTTAATTGTCCTCATATTAATGTCCTCTTTCAATAGTTTACAATCTCAGGGTCACAATCTGCCTGGTAGAACCTGGGGACATTATGACCAAGAGGATATATACTATTTAGCTACTAAATCTTCCACGTGTTCGTATAAGTAATTTATGATGTCTTCGTATGCATTAGCGGCAATGATGTTAACCGGTGTAGCTGATCCATCGAAGGCTGGCCCACACTCGGGTTCATCTACCCCAAGATAAGGGTTGTTTGCAGCCAGTTGTAAAAGATCATAGCTATAGACAGGTACTGAGCTGTCAGCAACTTCACGGATAGCGTCGTCCTTGTCCGTATCTGGGGAACATTCAAGATACTCCCTCAGTGATTCCAATGCGTCTTTTTTTAGCTCATTCATCTTTACCTCCAGTTGGTTAGTTACCTACATTATACAACAAAACAACCTCTTTAAGTATGAAAACATACACTGATACACAGAACAGATGTGCTTGCGTACTCAGAACAAGTGTGCTAAGATAAGGACATGAATGATATACAATCAGACTTCCCAGAGCAGAGCATAACCGGTAAACGCTATCGTATATTAGAGGACGGAAATAGGGAGTATGAGAGTGGGACGATATTTGATCCGGTGCGCAACAAGATAGTCAGCGGGCCAATTACAAAAGAAAATGCAGGAATCATGCAACGTGCAAGCCGAATTGCAATACATGATAAGGCAGTCGAGTCGGCAAGGTTAGGCCTCCTTCGTGGTGTGGCAGCTACTCAGTTGGTAGATGATCCACACATCGCATGGTCACACGTGATAGAGGCACAGACCGAGTTAGCAATGACACCAGATATGGGTCACGCGAGTACAGGTGCGGCAAAACTGGTGGGCCAAGCTACCCAAATGCTTGATAAGCAGGAAGTGTCAGTCGGCAAGGTTGAGGTGAACGTACTGTCATTGGATGCGGCGAGGGAGATTATCGGGATACTCGGCAATGTGGTGGATGCGGAGTGGAAAGAGGATGAATAGTGCAAGATATTGTGCAGATGTGGCGTGTTATGCAATGGACTGTGTTGGATGGTTACGATAATGTATATTATAGTGACCTTACCTGGTGAAACGGCTGGCTTGTTGACATTAGGGAGCTGTTAGCTGGTTACTTGGTGGTTGTGTGGGGTAAGTGGTGTACGTGACAGACGACGAGACCAGGGGTGTGATGGCAAGTGAGGTAGTGAGAGTGTGCGAGATATGTGTGTGGGGGTGTGCGAGAGGAGGGGGGACACGTTGGTGAGTGCTTGTTGGTGGTTTGTGTGTGGGTTCCCTTGCCTCCGAGACAGGCATATGATTAACTATGAAAGTTATGTAGAGGAGTTTTAACTATGAATAATTACTATCACATCGACGATATTTATGTTTCCGAATACAGCCACGGAAACAAAATTGGGCAGTTGACTATTTTTAGGAAGGGCGACGAGGTTTACGTGAGAAGCGAAGGTTTTGTTATAGCTACATTCCACAGACTTGACCTAGCTGTTCTTTTCGTGAAGGCTTGCAGGAATTTGGAGAACGAGATAGACGGGTAGTTGGTCATAGACAGCAAAAAATGAGTATAAGAAACGATTTTAGAGCAAAATAGGATATAGACAGAGGAGAACCTGGTGAGCAAGGATTCTAGCGGTAAACAAATAAAGAGGATACAAAAGTATATAAAGAAATGGAAATGGATAGTAACAGAGTTGGGGTGGAAGTTCAATGTTATGTACCACGAAGAAACAAGAGATATGCCAAGAGATGTGCCTGGCGGTTCTATCGCTTGTGTTGAATCTGACTTCAATTATTTGAGCGCAACAATCAACTTTGATTTATCCATAGTGAAAATGGTGAACGATTGCGATTTGCAAGGTCACATATTACATGAGCTTACTCACATTTTGGTTGATGGATTAACACAAGACAAGACACTGGAAGAATACACCGTCACGTCCATAAGCAGAATTATTCACAGGATGGGTATGTAGGTTATCGGCAATATAACGGAGAAATAACGGATGACATGTCAGCATGAAAACACTGAATTGCGCGAAAAAGTTACCGAGCGTGGTCAGTATATTATTCAGTATAGGGTGTGTTTAGACTGCGGGAAGGACTTCGGACAGTACCCTCCAAGAATATCTGGGGTTTTATATAAAGGTAAGGGTACAAATGACCGTCGCTTTGTTCGTGGTGAAGTAGACAGACATCCTACCGAATGAACGATACAATTAAAGAATTAGGTAAAGTTGCTGCGCTTGAACAGGCGTTAGTTAGGCTGGCCCAAGAGGATAGCCCAGATGGTTTTTCTGCGTTCTATTCGCTTATCTATAACCGTCCCCCCCCAAGACATGTAATGGGATGGATTAGGGATATATTCTCTGGGCATGCAGCTGATCTTGATATTGTGATTGAGGCGTTTCGTGGAAGCACAAAGTCTACTGTGATGGAAGGATTTATGGGGTTTAGGATTGGCAAAGAACCTCATAAGACCAACTTGATTATTTCAGCAGGTGGTGATGATGCCAAACAGATAGCTAAGGGCGTAGCTGGGATGATAGAGTTTAACCCTGCCTGGAAGAAGATTTACCCAGATGTCATTCCAGATAAAGCTGGCAAGTGGGGTGATGAGGGAGGGTATACCGTAAAGGATAAAAGTATCCCTTATGACAAATGGAAACAAATGACTGCTAGAGAGGGGCGTATCCCTACTATTATCGGAGTTGGTTATGAGTCTACCTATCTTCCTGGGCCGCACCCTACTGGGATTTGTTTGATTGACGACTATCACTCGGAGAAAAATACCCGTACTGATAGGGAGTCTAAAAAAGCAATCGACATTTTCACAGATACTATTATGCCGATGATTGACCAGCCTGGTGTTTGGTACATTTTGATTGGGACACCGTGGAATTTCAAAGATGTTATTGCAACGTCTAAAAAAAGTAAGTATGTGAAACACATCTTTACGCCATTGCACGACAAGAAAGGGAATTGTGTCTGGCCTGAGAAATGGACACCGGAATTTATCGAGAGACAAAGAGAGCGGGTCGGCACAGCTATTGGCTGGGCGAGAATGTATGACCTTGACCTAGAAAAGATGAGGGGATTAACTTTGAAAAAGGATTGGCTTGAGTATTACCCCCATGAAGAATTGCTAAAGTACGGACAGGATTGGCCTGTTCTTATTGGAGTTGACTATACATCGACCGAAGACCCTACCAGACAAGTTGGTGACTATTTTGCGTTGGTTGTAGCCAAAGTAATTCCTGGCGGACACGGGGTAGTGATTATAGATGGTGTGAGAGAGAAACTTCCTAGAGCAGAAGCATCAGATCACGTCATCTCGCAGGTTGGAGCATACCCAAGATTAATCTCATTGGGGATAGAAGCAATTATAACGGGTAACGAATTTTATAAAGACTTGCTTGGGAACGCAAGGTTAAAGTCTTTAAGAATTGCACCATTCCCTGTCAGGTTCAATAAAAGTAAGGGACATCGATTTGAAAACATCATGGCCCCCTTGTTCAAAGAAAAAAGAATACAACTGTCTGACAGAAAAGATAACGTATTTATAGATGCGTTTGTAGATGAGTGGCTGAACTGGCGTGGGGATAAATTAGAAAAAGACTACACCAATGACACCTTAGATGCGGTGTATGCCATGATACAACCAGATAGAGCAAAAATACATGTGACCCCAATTGGAAAAAGTTTTTCAAAAGAATATGACTCTAACCCATTTTATAGAGACACTAAAGAGATGGATAATAGACTAACGCCTACTCAGGCTTGGAGTAAAGATGGATAAAAAATTTATTAATGCAACTGAATATCTAATAGAAAAAGATGTAAAGCGTAATGAAATGCTGACTGGGATTGATGACATGATTCATGTTGACTATGAATTCCCAAAAACATTGCCTACTGAATTCAAAGATGCAATGTACATGGTCAAGTCCACAGACCCAAGAGATGCTGTCTCAACTGCACAAAGACACCTATCTTCTTCTACTCCGCAATTCAAAATAGCGCCACTTGTTGCTGACATGGAAAATAGAGCAGAGACAGATAAATTAGAATTAGCTATATCTCAACTGTATAACCTGGCTGGAAAAAGAAAACCAGGTGGACTTACAGAAGCTCTTACGTGGG